CGTCCTCAAGCTTCATCTTGTTCTCGTTCGCATACTTGATCACCTCAAGCTGGTACTGCAGGTTCATCTTCTGAATGTCAGCCTGACGCTCACGCTCCGCATCCTGCATCGAAGCCTGCAGCTTGGCGCTATCAAGCTGCGCCTTGATCTGGGCGACAGCCACCTTCGGATCCTGCGGAGGCGGCTGCTGCTGCATCTGCTGGATGATCTGTGCCGCCTCATCTTCCCCAACGAGGATGCTCTTTGTGTCGATCTGGTTCATCTCGTAGACCGACTTGAGCCAGTCGTAACCCTCGTTCCTGTGGAACTTCGCAAGTGTCGGGTGGAGTACGTACGTCGCGATCTGCAGCAGCATCTGCTTCTGCATGTCGCGCTGGATGAGTGCAGACGAACCTCGCGCGTCGACCTGAAAGTCTCCCTTGATCGATTCGTCCTCGTTGTACTGCATGTTCCAGTCGTAGAACCGCGAGATCATCGTGTCCGTGATGCAGTCGTCGATGGTCTTCACGAGTCTGCGTAGGACCGTGTTGGCGTTGTTGTACAGCAGCGTCAGCGAACCGACCTGATCTGGAGCCCGACCTTGGTTCCCCTCCAGAAGTGAAGGCAGACTCGACTCGTCTTCTGCGAACTGCAGCGCCCGGTCGATGATCGCCTGAATCTCGCTCTGGCGTGTATCGAACTGGTACGTCTTGAACGCGTGCCCGACGTCGACAACTCCGTCCTTCGAGAACCAGATCTTGGACCCAGTAAGCGCCCAAGAGCCGTCGGCAGGCTCGATCAGCTTGCGGTTGATGACGATCTGCCCGCCGGATGACAATGCTGCGTTGTCCATCATCATCCGCCACCCTGCTGTCACGACCTTCGACGGATTACGCAGGATGTACGGGACACCGACGCCGAACATCTGCCCCTCGATCCGCTCGTACTGCGCCACCGAATATGGAAGTTCACCGGAGTCAAGAGGATTCAGGTACGCCTTGATCGGTCTGCCGTTGCAGATGAAGACGCACCCGCTAACTGCGTCCTGACGCTCCTCGTCGCTCTCGCACTCGCACCCTTCGACACCAGCCGCCTCAAGGTCGCCACGAGTAAATTCTCCGTGGACGATGTACACCTCGAAGATCGCGTCGTCTGGCGTCACATATTCGCCGGGGACGATGCGGTCGTAGTTGCCCTTGCGGCTCCTCGCAGCCTTCGGGCCCTCGTTAAGGCACTCGTTGATCTGGCTCGTGATGTAACCGTGCTGGCCACGTAACTCGCGGAGAGTCTTCGCGTTGAACTCCTCGACTTCCACGACGTACCGCGCCTTCTCGATGTCGCCGCCTGCAGCAGGGTCAGGGTAGAAATTCCACGGGCTCACCCTCACGACCGCTGGCGCATACTTCTCCTCGATCTGCAGCACCCAAGCGTCCGGAAGCTTCGTCCACCGCTTGCTGACGTACCGCTTCACGAATGGCCCACGGAGGATCATCGTCCCGAGGACGCAGAAGTCCCAGACGCCCTTGCGGAACTCTGCGTTGTAGTTGCACTCGACAAGTTGGTCCTCGATCTCACGCTCCATCCGCTTCGCACGCTCCGCCGCCTCCTCGATGGCGTGCTTCGCAGCGTCGGCGGCAGTCAGTTCGGTGCCGTCAGGTTTCATGATCGGTTGTCCGCCGACCGTAAGCACCGTATCGCGACCCTTGAGCAGGTCTGCAGAAAGGTCTGGGTTCGGAGTCGGGCGGATTGCGAAGTTCTTGTCGTCCGTCGGCAGCATCATCTCCGCGATCCGCGAGATCGCGGCGTTCGTCTTTGGCCGGGTGATGTTCACCGAGATCCTGCTGCGTGTAGGACGCTCACCCGAGACGGTCGCCTCCGTCGCCCCCTCCTGCGCCATCTGAGTCATCGACTTGTACGAATGTTGCGAGATCTCGGAGCCGTAGTACTGCCGCAGATCCTCGATCCACCGCGACTCGATGCCGCTTGCGTCGCGCGCACTGATGGCTTCGTCGATCAGCTTCTGGACCGCGACACCGAACGCCTCTAGGCGTTCAAGGTTCTCGGTCTCCTTCGAATGGTTTTCAGTCTGCATCAGTAGCCAACAACCTCATCGAACGGTCTGAATGCGGCGACAACGGGGCCGCTCTTTTCCTTCTTGCGTACGGGCTCCGCGAACGTCAGCGCAAGCGCGTCTGCGATGTCGGGAGATTTCTCGTCCCGCTTCTTCATGCTCTCCTTCGACTCGATGCGGAGTCTCCCCGAACTGTCGTACGTGTACCCGGGCGCAGTCAGGTCTGCGAGGATTTCGTCCGACTGCGGCAGCGAGCACGGAAACTCTTCCAGCCACCGCTTCATCTCGCCCCACATCTCTGCGCGGCGGTTGACGTACTTGTCGTTCTCGATTGCGCTCTCCGCAGCGTTCACCGCGAAGACAACGTTCTTGGACTCATCATCTTGTGCGCCGTACCCAAGCTCACACAACCTGTCGTACACGCCAGATCCGATGCCGATCACGTCGATAAACACAGCATCCGGATTGTGCGCCTCGATGAATCTGGCAACTATGCCAGCGACCTCCATCGTTCCACGCTTCGCGTACGTCTTGACTGCGCGCACCTTCCGGCCTTGCCTGACAACGATTGCCGTCCGGTCGTCACCGTATCGCGCAGGATCTACGCCCACGACCATCGGGCCCGACGGCACGACGGATTGCATCGCCTGCGCCCGCACGACAAGGCTGCCGGGAATGAACGAATCTCGCGCGTCAGAGACGAACGCTTCCTGCCAGTTGCACGGGTATTCGGAATGAAACCGGTTGACGTCGCCGTCGAAGTCGTTGGCGATTTTCCACCGCCTCCAAACAAGGTGTTCGTCAGTGAGCCCCTTGTCGCCGTAGACCTCGACAAGCTGGTCTTCTTCTGGCGTCCGCGTCCAACCGTCAGGCACCGGCAGCGTGTACTCCGTCTGCCAGAACCACGGGATAAAGATCGGCAGATAGTCGCTCGACCCGTTGATCGCCGCCTTCCAACGGCGGTAGAAATCGTTGTTGACGCCATTTGCGGTCGACTCGACGATCACCTCCGTGTTCGGCAACAGCGGCACCGTCTGACCGAGTCCTGCCCAGTGCGCCTCAGGCGTCGGCCAGTATGCGTACTCTGACGCGTGCAGATACTGCGCCGTACCCGACCGGCCAGTCTCGCGCGTTCCCGCCGTCGCAACTTCGTACCGGCTATCGAGCAGGTCGAACCAGAGTTCCTTTGCATTCGCAGCGCCAGTCGACGGACGAAACTCCGGTGGCGTATTCTCATGAAACCTGATCGCCATCGCGTACAGGTTGTCGCTCGCCCGCTGCTCGTGCGCCACGACGTACGCTTTGGCCCCAGCACGGTGTTTCAACCGCCAGTTAAGGCGCCCTTGAATGTAGGTTGATATGCCCTGCTGCCGACCTTTGAGGATGATCGCGCGCACCCACCCCTTTTCTCGCAGTTGACGCTCGATTAACTCGTGGACGTGCAACTGCGCCCGGTTGAGCTTGAACGGCACAAGCTCGCCGCTCTTCGAAAGCACACGCTGGAACACGTAGGCGTAGAACCTGTAGTCCTTCGCACCGCGTCCTACGACGTCGGCAGTGTCAAGTGTCACACGCTCACTCGGGCCGTCCATAAGCCTCTAGATGCACAGCGCCCACCAAAGCATCACGATCACGAACGTTGCGACTGCGACTGCAACGGCATCCGGCAGATGACTGCGACGTTTCAGCGGAGCGTCGAACAGATCATTAGCAAGGTTCACTCTCACGACGCCTGCGTGGATTGCGCTAACTCCGTGTCGTACTGCTCTGCGAGCAATCTCCATTTCGTCTCCCACTCGTTCTCCGCACCATCTTCGTCCAGACCATACGTCTTTCTTTCCAGCGGTACAAGTTTCGCAAGCACATTTGCCAGCTTGTCAACCGCTCCGATCCTCGCCTGCATCGTCGCAGCCTCGATTGCTGCCCTGACTTCCTCTTCGTCGAGTCCAGCATCAGCCCCGATCTGGATCAGCCGTTCCCTTGTCAGGCCTTTCCTCTTCGCAACCGAAAGGCTCATCAGTTCGTTGACAAGAGTCG